GTTCTAGGAGCAAAAACCAAAAAAGAACGAGAAGCAATTATCAACCGTTCTTTGGATATTATTTATCGCATATAATATGCGCATTTAATGCAGTAAGTATAAATACATTTACTATGCTACACTTCATCAAAGACCTCACACACCAACTACTAAGTTTTATAAAAGATGATCCTGTTCGCCCTGAAATCCCTGCTGATTTTAGAGTAAGTAATGGCAGAATGGTAGCGGCATTAACTGATGAAACTGAAACTAATCCTGAAGCAATGGTGTGCATTAGTTTCCATGATTTTGTCCCACAAGATGTAAATGATTTGAATAGTACCACCGTGGTTCCAACTACCGCAGTATTTTATACTATTTGGAGTTATAAAGCTGGCAAGGGTAGAGAGTTATTAATCAGTGCAGTTAAGGAGATTCAAAAATCTCATCCCAGTGTAACTAGATTTGTCACATTAAGTCCTAAAACTGAAATGGCTAGACGTTTTCATTTGAAAAACGGTGCTATTGTTTTCCGTGAAAATGTAGATACTGTTAATTATGAGTATGCACAAGCCGCTCACAGGGAAGAAACTGATAGTGGAAATAAAGTATTATTATCAGAATAATCAGTATAGTTATAATCACGAAACTATAATAACTTTATTTGCCAACGCAGTAAGTAAAGTACTAGATTTACCCAATACACTTGAAGTATGTTTATATCCATTACCCAATAATGTATATGGTGGAATAGATATGAATCATGTTAATCGAATCGGCATTAACTACGATCTACCATTAGACTTGATACCTAAAATACTTACACATGAGTTAATACATGTTAATCAGAAACATACTGGTATATTAACTATTAAGTCAAATGGAATGTGTTATTGGCACGGTATACCTTATACTAAAAAATTACCCGAGGAAATGAGTTATGAAGAATATAATAATCTTCCTTGGGAACTTGATGTTGCTAAAAAACAACAGGAAATCTATCTGAAAGCCCTAGACTTAGTGAGTGAACACTAACTTATTTTTAGAGTGGAAACGCCTAAATTTGACATTAAATGGGTTCGGGTATATAATACATACATGAACTCGAAAATCAACCGCAAACGCAGAACTGATCGCAATCAAGTTATCTATTACATCCAAGATGTAGTGACACTTGACTACTACATCGGCTTAACTGCTATGTGCTTTGCAGGCAATGTTCGTAAGACACTTACCCGTCGTATGCAAAAACATATGCAACGTGCCTTGACTGAGAACAAAAACTGGGGTTTGTCACGTGCTTTGCGTGAACAAGGTGCCGAGCGTTTTGTATTCGGTGTTGTTGAAGTTGTTCGAGGCAAGCGTCCTGCTCATGCACGTGAGACAGAATTAATCAATACAATGCAACCATCACTTAACACATTTGGATTAAAATAATGAACGTACAATTTAGAGAACTTGCCGATCAGGCTGATATTGTTTTTGGTTTTGACAAAGCCGGCAATGAAGAGGTGATCTGTGCGCCCACAGATATTGAAAAATTTGCTGAATTGATTGTCAAAGAATGTGCCCGTGTAGTGCTTGAAGATCCTGAAAAAACCGGCATTCGCATGTACTTTGATGAAAAGATTGCCGCTTATGTAATTAAAAAACACTTTGGAGTATAAAATGCAAGCATATATTAATTTAGGTATCGTAATGTTGCCCGTCATTGTGATGGGTCTGGCAATTATCATAAAGGATGGATTCTAATGAAATTGAATGATACCCTACAATGGGTCGGAGCAGTATTCATTATCATTGGTCACGTTTGCAATTCAATCGGACCTGATGCATATCCCTACAATATTGTAGCATTCACATTAGGCACCATTGCGTTTATGACATGGACCATTCGTGTAAAAAATAGACCACAATTTATAGTTAACGCGGTAGCAATTGTAACATGTTTGATAGGTCTTGTTAAGGCTTATAGTTAAGGAGTAAATTATGAGAGATGGATATGGAGTATGTCCTGTATGTAACGGGACTTGTCAAGTTGAATTGACTGAACAAGAAAAAAGTTATTCTTGGAATAAAGGACACACACATCGTAAATGTCACAATTGCGGTGGACAGTATATGTACAGTACTGCTAAAGGTGAAGTACGATTGAATAGTGATGGAGTGCCCTGTACTCACAATTATGCAAGTTCTAATGACGGAAGATGTTTGACGGGATACCATTGCAAACATTGTGGTGATCGTTATCAAATTGATTCGGGCGATTGATATAATGGAATATAAAATTGAATCATCGAATGTAAGAATACAAAAGTTTTTAGAATCTCTCATGCCTTCGTTTATTAAACAGTTAGGACTTACTAATAGCAAACGTGCGGTTCTAGTAAAAGTTACCAAAGACTTAGACAAAGATTTTCAAGGTGCTACAATGAATATTGAAGTAGCAGACTGTATGATAGTATTAATCAAACCACCAAAGCGGCTTACTCCTATGAGCCTGATGGATATGTCAAGTACGCTAGCGCATGAAATGGTACACGTTAAACAGTTAGCTAAAGGGCAAATGAAACTTCTTCCAAATGAAGCTAGGATGTGGAAAGGTAAACGCTATAGCAAAAAAACAAAATACTTAGACATGCCTTGGGAAATTGATGCGTTTTCTAAACAAGAACTACTATTACGCAGAGCACTAGAGCTATAAAGGATTATACAATGAAAAACGTTGACACATGGCTTGATAAAAATGATATTGAACGATTGTGGAAAGTAATACAAGGAGAACTACCGCATGCGGCGGCATCCTCAGATGAAATGGATGAGTTTCTAAAATTGGTAACTCATGTAGCAATGGTAAAGATGGGTGGAATTGAATATCAAACTTCCACTGTACAGTAAGGAATGATATGTTGGAATGTTTAATTTTAGGAGATAGTATTGCAGTTGGCGTAGCACAGTATCGTCCTGAATGTGTTGCGTATGCCAAAGGTGGGATTAATTCTCGGCAATGGGTAAACAGCTACATTACCAAAGACTTGTCAGCAGATACAGTAATTATTAGTTTAGGTAGTAACGACCATGCAGGTGTTAAAACTGTAAAAGAGTTGCGTACTATCCGTGAACTGACTAAAGCTAAACGTGTGTTTTGGATGTTACCTTCGGGAGTGCATCCAAAGAACAATGTGCCAGTTAGTGAGATTCAAAAAATGGTACGATTAGTTGCAGAAGAAAACGGAGATATTGTATTGACGGTGAATCGCTTACAAACGGATAGGATACATCCAAGCACTGCTGGATATAAAGAGTTAGCAAATAATACGAGGTGATTTAAATGTGGATTGAAAACGTAGCGGCGGCCGATATACCTTCAAGGTTCCATCATGAGGCTGGAGATAATAGTATGTTGATTAGCATTGTTGACCCGGCAAGTTGGAGACCAACACCTGCTCACAAGTTCAAAGAGATTCATAATTTTGAATTTCTAGACGTAGAGGAAAAGGATGAAGTGCTTGAGGAAGCTATGAAGTGTAGCCAAGAGCAGGCTAATGAGCTTGTTCGCCTGTTGGAACATGCAAAGGAAAATAAAATGAACGTGGTTGTTCATTGCTTTGCAGGTATCTGTCGCAGTGGAGCTGTTTGTGAGGTCGGTGTAATGATGGGTTTTGAGGACACTGGAAGATTTCGTAGTCCCAATCTACTTGTCAAGCATCGTATGATGAAAGCATTAGGTTGGACATACGATGAAGATGAAAAGCCAAACGTTGATGATTGGCGAACTTTTAGGAATATAGAATGAACAAGTTAAATGAAGATGGAAAGGTAGCAGTGTTGTACAGCCCTGGCTTCGGTGCAGGATGGTATACATGGAATTACGATTATCCTGAAATTCTTTTTGATCCGGCAATTGTAAAATTAGTCGAAAAGGAAATGTTTGAAGAATTAGAAATATATGTGACATTGAAGTATCCTGAAATATACACAGGTGGTATGCAAGATTTAAAAGTAGAGTGGATACCAGAGGGTACGTTGTTTAGAGTAAATGAATATGATGGCAGTGAATCAATTGAGTACAAAGAAGACGACCACTGGATGGTTGCATAAAGGATTGGTATGTGGGAAGTAAGAGATAGAGGTGGATTAATATGCGGGAAGTCAAAAGACCTCACGCTAGCTATGGAGATGGCAAAACTTGTTGACGAGTTTGTAACTATCACTGATGGAGTAACAGAGATTGTGGGTATGTTCGGAGTTGACACTATTGCAGATGGTAAGTGTCCAGATGGCGTTGACTACGATTGGGATAAGGATTCACGCATCGGAGAAGCACGTAAACGTTAATCTTACTACCCAAAAGAACTTGATTTATAATAGCATTGAGTGTTATAATGGCAATAGAGAAAATCTTATGATCTATTTTAGCTTTAACATTCAAAATCCCCGGTCTAATAAATTTAAAAATTTATTTTCTAAAACTGGTCGCCTTATAAGGAATAAATTTTGGGAAATAAGTCTTTGCAAAGATGCAGTACTGGTTAGACTATCTATTGAAATTAATTTTCGTAAGGATCATGGCGGAATAGATATAGAAATAGGATTTATGGGATATACGATTGGTGGGCAAATTTATGACAACCGACACTGGGATCATGAAAATAACACCTGGGCAAATAATGAAACAAACTAAAGAAGAAATAATTCACATGATGTGTCTAGAACATAGGCATGACTTTGGATTAAGAAAACTAGATAATTCTAATCCATTAGAATCAGGTATGACAGAAAAGGATGCCAAAGTACTTTACACAGTAATGGAGTTCATATATAATGAACTTATAAAATTACACGAATCAAGAAAACTCAAAGGAAAACCAAATGAACCTAAAAGACGTAAACGAAATTTTTGAACATCGTATCACTGGTGGTAGTGAATACACTTGGAATTGTTATGGTCCTAATGCCCGTTATTTAGATTACGAAAGTGACTATGGGACAGGTTCTTGCATTTTTGATTCTCAGACACAGGAAATTTATGAAGTGTCTGTCGAGGTTAAGGAGTCAGAAAATCGCCCCTATCGATGGTTGAATCCTAATACTAAACAAGTTATGTTTGACGAGGCATCATATCGTAACGTGGATCGTGACATAGCATGGGATAACATTAAATGGGTTAGCCTAGAAACAGAAGAAGACTTTTTAGAAAAGGCAAGTGCTATTTTTAAAGGTCAACCATTTGATACACGGGTTAGTGTACCACTAGATTTGAATGATGAGGAGTTGTTTGCTATGATGAAACTAGCACATCAACGAGATATCACTCTTAATCAATTGATGGTAGAAGTATTACAGGCTGCAATTGACAATAATACGCAAGACCACAATGAATAATATCTTAACTGGAATTTTTACTTGGATCAAAGATGATTACAAAACTAACAGATTTCGCTTTTTTATTGAAGTTTTGGCTTGGGCAATTTCAATTGGCTGTAGCATTGCGATGGCTTTCACTGTACCCAATCCACCTCTTCTTTACTTGTATCCTGCTTGGATTGCTGGCTGTGCTATGTATGCTTGGGCTAGTTTTACTAGGAAATCATTTGGGATGCTTGCTAACTACATATTGTTAACAACTATTGATACGATAGGTTTAACTAGGATGCTAACACAATGAAAACTTGGACAGTTGAATTACAAGACGATCCTGTTACAGGTGATTGTATACTAGAATTTCCACCCGATATGCTAGTAGAAACGGGTTGGAAAGAAGGTGACGTATTAGAGTGGCATGACAACAAAGATGGATCATTTACTATGACAAAAAAAGAAACTCAATGGGTACTAGTTGAAGCGATAAGCACGTTCCGTCAACGTTACATGGTTGAAGTACCAACAGGCACTGATGACTATGGTAAAGATAAAAGTGAGTGGGCACTAGATACTGTCACTATGAATGAGGCACAAGAATTTAGTCAAGAACATATTGGTGAACAAATCATTAGTCACCGCATTGTCACAAAAGACGAAGCATTAACTTTGTGTGATAAAGACAATGGCTATTGCAGTGCCTGGTCAGAAGAACACAAAGTAAATACATTTTTTACACCATGGAAAGAAAAAGATGGCAACACCGATTGAAATGACACATACTAGAACCGGTATTGTAAAACAGGGATATATTGGTTTTAGTTACACTTACTTTTTTCTAGGTATTTTTAGTCTTGGATGGATTGTACCACTCTATCGTGGACATCTAGTTGTATCATTAATTTGTTTAATATTCCATATGTTTACGTTACCTTTGTGGATGCTTACTGCATTATTGTTTGGATTGTTCTTTAACAAATTTTACACACTGAGACTTATTGAAGAAGGTTACCGATTCACTGATCGTGATGAGGAATTAGTAGCAAGAGCGAAAACAATTTTAGGAGTGACTAAGTAATGGAAACTAATAACTGGGTTAATACGGATGTTAAGATTACTGATGAACTGGAACCTAAATTACACGAGTGGTTGAAGGGTGTACTAGTATCTACCACTGCAACTGTTACGTTTACTAAAGTAGATGGCACAGAGCGTGTGATGAAATGCACATTAGAATCTGATAAGATTCCTAAGATTGAAATCAAAGAAGATGCTAAGCCTCGCAAACAATCTGACAGTACAAAAGCATTACGTGTTTTTGACCTAGAGAAAAACGAATGGCGTAGTTTTACAATTAAAAATATTAAACGAATTGAGTTTACGATTGGTGGAGAAGATGATACGGTATGATGAAACCTGTTCAGTAAAATGCGTTGACAACGGTGAAACAGTCACTGCTGACATCCTAGACCACAAACCTCAATTATTGTTAAGCGTAAGCCTAAACAAGAGTATCAAAATGATACTCAAATATTCTCCGAAAAATGATGAATACCAAGGTGATTTATACGGTAGAACTTTTGTTTCTAAAGGTCCAAAAGGTAAGCACTATACCACCGGTCGATAAATTTGACAATAAATACCCATTGTGATATACTATGGGTTATGAAAAGAGAAATACTATCCTTCAAACTTGAGCCAATCAAGCATCGAGTTCATAGAGTGTTGTTTGACGACAACACTCCGTTCAAACCTAAGGTTGTACAATCCAAAGTACAATACCGTCGTAAAAACAAGCATCCAAATAGACAGGAATTTGTATGAAAGACCTTACTAAAAATGAGTTGCACAAACAACTGGTAGATACGTTTATATCTACTCAGTTTAACTCTTTCTTGAATCGTAATCCCGGTAATAGAGCAGGCGCGGCCTTGTATGCAACTGGAAGGGTAGAGGCATTGTTATTAGATGCACTACAAGAATTGCCCGGTTACCACTACGACAATCTAATATATAAACTAAAAGGTTGACATTAAATCCGTTTAGTGCTACAATATTTGTATTGAAACTTAGAAAGGAAATTCAATATGTCAGATAAATCTCAAGCTATCGCACAAACCGCAAAAGAATTTGCTCTTGTCGCAATTGCAGGATGCATAACAGTTTATTTGTTTACTATCATTCCAGTAACAGCGATTCCATATATTGGAATCTCATTCTGTATCGGTCTGTTGGCATACATCATGTACAATATCAATCTAGGTCGTATCCAGTATCGCAAGCACCTCGAGGATATGGAAAAGGCTATGCACAAGGTCAACAAATAAAAGGTTGACAATAAATCGTTTTGGGTCTATAATAGAGTCTTATTCAGTCAAAAGGAGTTCACATGAACATCAAAGAAATTAACACTGCTATCATGCATGGTAACCTTACTAACGAAGAATTGAATTCAATTAATGATGCAATTCGTTTTGCACGTGCCCAGCTAATTGCACGAAACAAAATGATTTTGTCAGTGGGAGCCAACGTCAAATTCACAAGCTCATCACGCGGAACCTTAATTGGTACAGTGGAGAAAATCAATCGTAAGTTTGTGATTGTGCGTGAAACCGGCAAAGCATTTGGTAATTGGAAAGTTCCTGCTAACATGTTGACAGTTGTTTAAGGAACAATAATGGAAAAGTTTGCAGGTATTGTTGGTGTAGTTGTCCTAGGTATTATGGGCTTGCTAGCTCTCAGTTTCTTATTGAGTTGGCCGGTCTACATGCTATGGAATGGTTGTTTGGTTGGAGCCGTTGCAGGAGTTAGTGAAGTGTCTTGGTTGCAGGCATGGGGACTGACTATACTGTGTGGCTTCTTGTTTAAATCTAATGTGAGTAATTCAAAATGAGTAAAATGGCAGACTTGGAAATCACTATCGAGGAAATGTTGGAAAAGGGTGACCACCCTGCAACAATCTCCGCAGTACTTAATGTTCCGGTAACTTGGGTTTATGCAGTTTCGAAATACGCCGAAGAGGAATTGAGTCCTTTTATAACAGTCAATTCTTAAAGTTGACAACAAATCTTTTCGGCTCTATAATAGAGTCTTCTTACTTTAATAAAAGGATAACACATGCTTATGAAAACGAATCGTGAATTTACTTGTAAATATTCAATGGATATTAATCAGCAAGAGTATTTGCATGATAACATCTTGAACTACGCTGAATTGATGCTTACGACAGGTAATCCGCACATGCTAGTGGACGTAGCAAATACTGGAGCAGGTAAGACTTTTGTAATTAGTAACTATTTGATTCCTAGTCTTGTTCGTATGAATATCAAGGGAGTCAAACCCTTGCGCAATTTCCTAGTTGTTGCACCTCCCCGAGAGGTTCGTGATGACATTTGGGAAACACTAGAACATATGGACTATAAAACTATTGATGGTAATACAGTATGTGTTTATGAAGAAAAGGATTTGTTAGCAGTAGCATGTGGCACCAAGAGTCTTAAAGGTGATATTAATATTCTAGTTGTCACTAATGCTTGGTTCAATAAGAATCATAAAAAGATTCACAAGAATTTTAATATCAAGTTTGATTGCGTTATCAATGACGAAGCACATTATGCAAATGGTGTACCTCATATTGATGACATGAAGGTTTCTACTGGTGCAAAGAACAATCAAGCAAAACTAACTACTTTTAAAAATTTAGAGGCTTTGCGTAAAGACGGTACGCTAGTGATTCAGTTCACGGCTACACCTACTGTAAGTCAAACAGGTGTAACACATCATGGTGGAATGACATATTTGCAACTGCCAGTGATGCCATTTGATCCGTTGACTATGCCTTTTGTTCATTTCTTACCATCGACACTTGAAAATAGTTACAGTACTATTTTTACATGGTACAAAAATCATGTCAATGTAATTCAAGATTTACAAAATGCAATAACTCCTGAAACTTGGAATTTGGTAACAACTGGTAGTCCTATTCGTAAGATGATGCCTGCTGTAGCTATTCGGGTAGGTGCTGTTAACGCAAAAGAGGACCGTGCTAAGACATGGGACGATTTGGAAACTATTGTTCGCAATGATTGTGCTATTGAGGACTGGGACTTAGTTGATTTAATTGACACATTAGAGTATGATGGTATTTACACTAAGAATACACTTGATGCTATCAAGATGGCTAATAGCCCTGAAAAAGAAAATCGTCCTACTATGATTGTTGTGAAAAATAAGTTCCTGATGGGCGCAAACATGCCGAGACTAGCAGTGTCCGGTGTTGTTCGTAATCCTAGTCAGCAATTAGTTGAGAACAATTGGGTACAGTTTTACGCACGTACAAGTCGCTTGCCATACTTTCGTAATCACGAAGATGCACGTAACTACATTTACGGTCTGCCTATAGATCATCAACAAAAGTATTTCTTGTGTTTGCTCTACGTATACATGAGCAGTGCTGTTTGTATTGTACTGACTGAAAGTACATTGTTATCCGAAAAAGTTGTCAAGGCATATAGTGACGGTAAGTGGACTGTTGAAGAAGGTCTTGGTTATTTCTTAGACAACCTGAAAACAGGTTATTACAAGACTGAGCAATTTGGAAGTAGCATCCGTGCTAATCGCAGGTTTGATGACTATATTAAATCTGAGTATTGTACAGGGTGTCCTACTGGAACAAATGGGTTACCCAATTGTTTAATGAATCATTATGCAGTTTATTGTCAAAATTATGGTGATATAGATTTTGAGACATTTTTAACTGGACAATGTAACATGATTGACGGTGAGCATAAAGATGGCAACCGCAACAATAACTCAGAAGAAAATAGAGTCGGGGTTTGTTCTAACGTGCATCGTATTAAGACTTTTTTACACAAAGACCATATGACTAGATATGTAAATGGTCAACCTGTTGTTGACAAAATCTAAATAGTAGCATATAATACAGACATGACACAAACTTACGCACTCATCGACCTTGCTAACACTTTTTTTAGGGCCCGTCATGTTGCCGCCCGCGGCACTGATGCAGAAGAAAAGGTTGCACAAGCCTTGCACATTACATTTGCCTCAATAAATCAAGCCTGCAAACGATATGGCATTACTCATGTCGTGGCCTGTTTAGAGGGTCGCTCGTTCAGAAAGGATCTATATGCTCCTTATAAGAGGAATCGTATTGTTGATACACAATCAGTTACTGAGGCTGAGGTTGAGGAATCTAGGATGTTTTGGGAAACGTATGAGAAGCTAACGGTTTTTCTTAAAGAGAAGACCAATGTGAGTGTCCTGCGTCACGAACGTGCAGAAGCCGACGATATGATTGCAAGGTTCATTTTTTTGCATCCCGAAGACAACCACTACATCATCAGCACAGATACAGATTTTCACCAGTTGCTGGCGAGCAACGTAAAACAGTATGCGGGCGTCACGGGTGAGCTTGCAACATTGGAGGGCTTTTTTAAAGAAAATGGTAAGGCAGTAATCGACAAGAAAACTAAAGAGCCTAAACTTCTCGGAGACCCTGAGTATTTGCTATTCCTAAAAATTTGCAGGGGAGACACCTCTGACAATATTTTTAGTGCTTTTCCAGGTTGTCGTGAAAACGGTACTAAGAACAAAGTTGGCATTCGTGAAGCATTCGAGGATCGCAACAAACAAGGTTTTAATTACAACAATTTTATGTTGCAACGTTACACAACACATGAGGGTGTTGAGGTACGAGTTAAGGATGCGTTTGAGAGAAATCGACAATTGATCGATCTTACGGCACAGCCTCAAGATATCAAAGATGCAGTTGACCAGCGTATTCGGGAAAGTGTTAAAGTTGAGACTATTCCTCAAGTAGGGATTCACTTTATCCGATTCTGCGCAAAGCATAACTTGGTGAAGTTGGGCGAACAAGCAGATACATACAGCCGGTGGTTGAATGCATCTTATACAGGAGGAGTATTAGCATGAACCAACGATTTGAAGACTTGATGTATCATGCGGGACTTACTGCACGGGGATGCTGGGATGAATTAGGTACCTACGAACAAGAAGCTATTGAAAAGTTCGCTGAGTTAATCGTCAAGGATTGCATGGAATTAAATAAACAGGAATTATCGTTCAATGCGTTTGAACGAATGCAAAATTTATATACCGAACACTTTGGAGTTGAAGTATGAACGAACAATTAATTGGTGATTTGGTTGTAGAAACACAACGACATATGACAGGTAGTGGTAGCAGAGAGTTTGTTCAAAAGTTTACTGAGTTGATTGTGAAAGAATGCGGTGTAGCATTAAGTCCTATGTTGCGTGATATGGTTAGTAGAGGTCAAGCGTTTGATTTGATTAAACAACATTTCGGAGTTGAAGTATGACATATACTATTGCTAGTGAAACTATTAAAACAATACGCAAAGGCGAGGCAGATTTTCACATCCATACTGGATTTCTTATGGCGCCACGTGCTGGATTTGAAATT